AGTTATATAACAAAAGCAGGTAGAAAGTTGATGTATTCTTTAGCAGACGTTAACAGCGAAAGACCTCCCGATGAGGGATACTCATTAGGAAACTTGGAAAGATTGTGTGAGTTTACAGCAAATAATTTTGTGCCGTGGCAGAAAGTTTTAAGTGTATCAGATCAAGAAACAGCATATATCATGTCTGTTAGAAGACGAGGAGAAAAGATATTAACAGGTAGTCCAAGGATTAGAATATCTACAATACACAAAGCAAAAGGTGGAGAGGCAGATAATGTAGCTGTTTTATTAGACTCTACAAAGGCTTGTGTAGAAAGTTTAGACCAAGACTCCGAGATCAGAACTTTCTATGTGGGTATAACTCGTGCTAAAAAAACGCTGCACCTAATAGAATCAACAACAAAATATAGGTTTGAAATATGAAAAAGAACAGAAAATATTTTTTAGATGAGGCAGAGAAACTAATCAATGGACCGAGAGCCAAAGAGTATGGGCCTGCTAAATTTAATCACGAAAGAATAGCAAAGATATGGTCTGTTATACTTGCTAGAGATGTTACGGCACAAGAAGTTGTAGCTTGTATGGTTGGTGTAAAATTAGCTAGACTAGCAGAAACAATAGAACACGATGATAGCTGGGTTGATATTATCGGATATGCTGCGTTAGGCGGAGAAATTATAAATGACAAATGATCAATATCATTTTTTAGATCAAGATATAAAAGATATGTCTTGGGGTAATGTGGACTCTGATTGGACACCTCCTCAAAGTTTTCCTGATCTATCTCAATACGAAACAGTTTCTATAGACTTGGAAACTAAAGATCCCAAACTACTGACTCTTGGACCTGGTTGGACAAGAAAAGATGGATACATCATAGGAGTGGCTGTGGCTGCGGGAGAAAGCTCTTGGTATTTTCCTGTTGGTCATCAGTCTGGTAATTTACCAAAGAAGACAGTTTACAAATGGTTACAAAAATTATGTGACGATGTGAACATAACAAAGATATTTCACAATGCTTTGTACGATTTAGGTTGGCTACGAGCGGAAGGAATAGAAGTCAAGGGTAAGATAATAGATACCATGATTGCTGCACCCTTGTTGGATGAAAACAGAAGATGGTATAATTTAAACTCACTTGCTCGTGACTATCTTGGAGAATATAAAGATGAAAAGCTACTGAAGTCTGCAGCAGATGAGTTCGGTGTAGATCCGAAGTCTGGTATGTGGAAATTACCACCTAGATATGTTGGCAAGTATGCTGAACAAGATGCTCTGATAACTTTAAAACTTTGGGATCTTTTGAAAAAGAAAATAACTCAAGATGAATGTTCTAGTATCTTTGAGTTAGAAACGAGTTTACTACCTGTTCTTTTTGAAATGAAAACAAAAGGTGTTCTTGTTGACATTGATAAAGCACAACAAACTAAAAAAGAATTAGTAAAGATAGAAGAATCACTTATACAAGAGATAGTCAAAGAAACTGGAGTCACGGTTGAGCCTTGGGTCGCCACATCTGTAGCAAAAGTCTTTGATGCTGTAGGTCTTCCTTATTCTCGCACAGAAAAGTCCGGGTCGCCCATGTTTACAAAACAATTTTTGTCTAATCAAACGCACCCTATCGCAAAGAAGATTATAAAAATTAGAGAGATAAACAAAGCCAATACGACTTTTGTTGATACTATTCTTGAACATTCTCATAATGGTAGAATACATTGTGACTTTCATTCTCTTAGATCCGATGGTGGTGGAACTGTTACAGGTCGTTTTAGCTCAAGTAATCCTAATTTACAACAAATACCTGCGAGAGATCCAGAAATTAAAAAATTAATTCGTGGTTTGTTTGTTCCAGAAAAAGGACACAAGTGGGGTTCTTTTGATTACGCATCGCAAGAGCCAAGATGGTTGGTTCATTATTGTGCCACTCTGACAGGTATAGATAGACACCCACAGATAGATGATGTTGTTAAGATGTATCATGAGGGCAATGCTGACTTTCATCAGATGGTGGCTGACATGGCAAACATACCTAGAAAACAAGCCAAGACAGTTAATCTTGGGATTATGTATGGTATGGGCAAAGCTAAACTTGCCAACGTCATGGATATAGATACAGACGAAGCCTCCAAACTTTTAGAAACTTATAATGAAAGAGTGCCTTTTTTGAGATCGCTATCTGACAAAGCCATGAACCGTGCTTCGAGCACAGGTATTATTAGAACTTGGTTGGGCCGTAAATGTAGATTTGATATGTATGAGCCTGTGTCTTATGGATACAACAAAGCTTTGCCAATGGAAGAAGCCATTGATGAGTATGGTGGTAAAGGCAGAGTCAGGAGAGCATTTACATACAAGGCTCTAAATAGATTGATTCAAGGGTCAAGTGCTGATCAAACTAAGAAAGCAATGGTTGAATGTTACAAAGAAGGATTGTGTCCTATGTTGACCGTACATGATGAACTATGCTTTAACATCAAAAAACAAGAAGAAGTAGAAAAAATTAAAGATATTATGTGTAATTGTGTCCCAAATTTAAAAATACCCTTTGAAGTGGACGCAGAATTAGGTGAAAACTGGGGAGAAGTCGGCTAACCTACTTATCACAACCGTAGAAAAACAAAGGTATTTCTAGGGTATAATCACACACGGACATATCGTTTCGGCTCTGTATGGCGATCTGAGAGCCTAAATTGTTCAAACGTCTAGCAAAATACAAACAACTATTAATATTTTCAAATCTTTGTGTCTGATCTACTACTCTTTCGTTGAGCATAAAGATCAGAAGAAACTCTATCATTCATCTTTTGCCTTCCAAAAGTATTCGTCCGTATCTCCGAGTCTGAACTTTTGTCCATTCTCAACTTGATATATTTCTGTGCTAACTTTGAAATCTGGTTGCAATGGTTTATCTGGCGTGAGTGAATTATCGTAAACACGCATTCTATTGTTTGGATACAAACAAAATTGTCCGTTTTCTAATTCTATTATATTATGTGATTTATGTTCGGCTGGTTTTTCACTCGTAGAATAATCTATTGCATTTATATCTTCGTGATAATTATCAAGAGTGCATACATACGATCCTTTTAAAATACCATGATCCCTTGTATAAACTTCGAAGTCCATAGTTCCTATGAACTGTTTGCTAACTGCCACCACCCCATAATCCATGCAATTCCAAAACTGGAGATTATAAAGATCCATATCTGGAGTTGGGGTCTGTGGTTTAACAGTAAAAGCACTAATAGGTAGTTTATCGTAAAGAGCACCATAGTCAGGGAGATAAGTTTCAAAATAAAAAGCTCTACCTGGAATAGACTTTGCTGTAATCCAAACACCTTTTACAAACTCCCCATGTCCATCTGCTCCATCTCTTAAATATTCTTTTCGTACCCATACATCTATGGAAGGTAAATTAACAACTAATGTAGACATTATGACTTTGGATTCTTCTTTCTTGCTTTTTTGGTTCTTGGATATGATCTGTTCTTGGAAGCAGATACGACTTTCAATTTACTTTTTTTATTTAAAGCATTACCACCAACATGATGCACATCTTTACCATCGCCCTTTTTGACTTTACCCTGACGCATCATTTTTCTACGAGCTAAGTTTCTATTTGCTCGTTTCTTTCTGCGAGATTTGGGTTCAATTTCATATTCTCGTTGATAGTTTCTTTTGTATGACACTACTCTATACCTTTTGAGTATCCACCTGCTCTTGTGTATGTTAACACACTTTTTCTATTTGCAATATCGTTAACGTAAGAAACATGCACCCATCCAGAGTTTGGCTCTTTACCATCCCAACACTCTAATATTAACTGATCGAAATTTAAATTTTTCTCAATGTACTTTGCTAAATCATAGTTACTAACACCAAATATTTCTATATCTGCCGCTTCTCCGTCACAATGCTGCGAGGTAGGTTTTGAGCCAATCGCTTCACACAAGGCAGGACTGCGATACCCAGAGTTAATCATGATTGGTTTACCAAAAGCAGATCTGACTCTTTCTAATACATTAAAACACAAAGATTCCATAGCTTTTATATGAATTTCATTTGGACTGTTTTCTATACCTTTTCTTTCTGCTGTTTGTGATTTGGTAAATTCTGTTAATGAAAAATTATCTGATAGTTTCATCCTATGTTCCTTTGTTGTCTTTCTGCAATGATTCGATCATTGGGATTTAGTAGCGTGGCTAATCTTGTGTTTATATCTCTTGCCACAGGTGATACTTGAGGAGTGCTTACTACAGGAGATGTAGGCACATTTGTTGTTACAGGTTCTGATTTCTGGACAGGCACATTTGTTGTTAGTTCTGAAACTTCTTCTGTTTCTTCTGTTTCTTCTACAGGATCTAAAGATATGTTTAAAGATTGTTGAAACAAGTTTCTTATTTCATTGATTGGAAACTCATGATTGTTTCTTCTAGCTGTGATGATGGCATCACGACTTGGGAAAAAAGGTATGTATCTATTGTTAATTATAGAACCAAGTTCTTTATTGCCGATATTTTCTTCTTTAAAAACTTTTAATATTTCTTGTCTTGAAGCTCCTAGCCTTTCTAAATCAAGATAATCTTGTCTCATTTTCCTAAAAGCTCTAAGTCTTGCTTGGTTTGCTCTTTGATAAGCATCAATTAAAGCTTCTGGTGTTGTAACGGACTTATCTACTTCTCTATTAAATAGAGTAGCTGCTGTGGATCGTGAAGATTTAAATTCATTTGCTTTAAATCTACCTAATCTTTTTGTGTCATAAGATTGAGTATTTAATCCAGTAACTGCTCTTAATAATTCACCTGATGTTGTGTACTCTCTTCCCGTACTAGGTTCTTTTCCAAGATCTCCTACACCTCTAGCAAATCTACCAAATTCTAAATCATTAAAATTAGATCCTGTAGGAACTCTAAATGGTGATGCTCCTGGTGTAATTCCTTCTAACACATGCACAAAAGATTTAGCTAGTTGATCTCCAAAAGTTTCAACATCTTTATATACCTTTGCTCCTGATACTGTTTCTCCTCCACGACCATACATAGTTTTAGGTAACACATCATTTAATCGTGCTGTGATAATTGATTCTGAAAGAAACGGTTCAAAGAAAGTAGAGATAGCTTCAAACCCAGCTAATCTTGCTCTTTCAACTGCACCTTTGTCTAATTTACCTGTGTTATCTAAACTTCTGAGAAGACCAGTAAATGGTCGGATGAGTGTGTCATATGGATTGGTATGACTAAAATCAATAACTTCCATGTGACCATTCTTATCTTTACCAACAGGCAATAATGTAGAAGCTCTTTGAAAAGGTGCAGACATGTTTTGAATGGCTTGCATTGTATCTTCGTCAGTTTCGGTTAAATTCATGGCTAGTTCTCTAACGGCTATAGGTAAAGCTATGAAAGTTCCCAAAGAACCCATTAATCTTCTCATTCCAATCTGTCTTACTTCTGGTATAGAACTACTTAATTCTTTCATGGCAACGTCTAGTGTATTGAAACCAGTTCTAATTATTTCAGCGGGAAAAGATATGAAGTTACCAACAGGTAATTTTCTTAAATTTTGTATAACTTCGGATGTTAAATCATAATTTGGAACTAAATTTCTAACTCTGTCTCCAGCGAAATCTTCCATCTTTTGACCTTGAAGCCAATCATCATCAAACTCTTTTGCTAATCTTTTTGCTTCTTCTGCATTGCCTTTGGCTTTTGCTAAATGTTTTGCTCTAGCAGTTCTTAATTTATTTAATTCAAACTCATAATTGTATATTTTCCATACGTCATCACCACCCTTGTACATGTTTTCTACAATAGTGGCTCCTTTTTTAATTCCTTTTTCAATGCTTCCTGTCCAGTTACCAGTTAAATTTGAAGCTTTGATTCTTTTCAATAACACAGGATCAACCTTTGAACCATATCTACTAACATCTGTTGCATCAGCAACCGGGGTTCGTGTATCGGCAAGATCTCTATCTGTTCTTAGCGTTCTCATATCAACGCCTTCTTCTTCGTAACCTATACCTTTTCGAATATTTGACTGAAGTTCTCGAAGTTCTGCCTGACTACCTATGATTCCTCTTCGTTGAAGATCAACTAAATATTCTAAGTCATCACCTTTATATCGTTGTAATATATCACTATATACTTTACCGAAAGATTCACGAACATTTGCACCACGACCCACATTACCTTGTGCAACTGCAAACAAACTAGCAGAAACTACGTTTCTAACTTGTGTTATCGGAGATAAAATAGTTTTAGCGTACTGAGAATATCCCTTTAGTTTTAGGAACCCACCATAGATAGCTCTAGCTACTCTTGCAGTGTCATTCATATCTCCCATAACAATATGAGACATTGATTTCCACATAACAGAAGGCATGGCTATACCGTGCATAGCACCATAAGGAGTTTCACCTATAGCCACTTCATCTATTTGATTTTTAACTAAACTAGATTTTCCTAAAATGTAAGATTGTGCTCCTTTTGGAGTTTTTATAAATCGTTGAGCTACACCTGCACCCTCTGTATTTTCAAAAATGGAGTTTTTACCTTTAGCTGCAATGTCTGCGTCCACGACTTTTCTAAATTGAGTGTAAAAATTATCAACACCTTTAAACTGAGCCATTTGAGCTATCGTACTAACATAGGCTTCTCTAGGATTTTTTATCTCACCATAGATAGCTTTTAATGTTGGAAGATCTATCTTTCTTTTGTTTAAAACACTCATGGGTATTTTTTGAAGAGGTGCTCTATAAGTGTTACCAATTCCTCTTAATGCAGCTTTTTGTTGAGACTTTCTGTTGTCAAAAACAAGATCAATATATCTTCTAACCTGTGCTACAGTTGGTGCTACTTCTCCTTGATAATCAAAATCTTCTACAAGTTTTACATCTTTTGGATCAGGTTCTAATCCTTGTCTTCTTGCACTAGCTATTCTTGTTTTAGCTAATTCAGATCGTTCATTAAAAGTTTTGACCATGTGTCCTCTCATATTGGTCATAACTTCTGCACTAATCCTTACAGGTTCTCCTCCTGTTGTATCCATGCCTCTGGTAAACATGTCTGTCACTTGTTTAACCATATCATCAGTTTTTTTGTAATTACTATCTTCTAAAATTCTATATCGTCTAACTAGAAAACCAGAAGTTGTGCCATCGTCTTGCATAATACTTTTTTGAAGAGCATCAATAACATCATCTTTTATCAGAACATTTTGATTTCTTTTTTGTTCTAACCATTGTTCTGCTTTACTAAGTCCAGATTCGGGATCTCCTGTAAAAGACTTAGGTATGCTTTTCTTTATGTCACTAATAGTGGGTAAGTTTCTAACAGTGCTAGAATTTAAAATATCTTTAGCAAGTCCATCCTTTAGCCTCACCATCTCTTTCATAGGTTTTAATAGTTCTTTTGGTAATCCGATTTCAGCAAATTTAGCAAAATCTGGCGTAACTAAATTAATATTTTTTGTTACAGCTTCATTACCATTAAAAAACTCATACATTGTGTTTAATATTTTTTTCTTCGTTAATTCTGTTTGCTCCAAATACTCTGGTTTTTTGAGTATCGTATCTATTTCTTTTTCTAAACTTTTGAACTTACCTTCAGCTTCTTTTAAAAAAGACTCTATCAATGGATTTATTAAGGTAGATTCTTTAGCTATGTCTATTCTTTCAAAAACAGGATCCACACCCTCTATATCAATAGATTTTGATTCTATTTGATACATATCTCTAAGAATGTTTCTTTCTTTTTCTACAAAAAACTGTTGTTGTTTATTTAAATCAGTAAATTTTGCTGCATCTATTTCGGGATCTAACTTGTTTTTCTTTTTCTCTAATGTTTTCCATTCCTTAGTTTTCATAGCGGATACAAGACCTTCGTCTTTTATAAATTGATCTGCTTCCTTAAAACTATTAAATTGTAGTTCGGTTTCTGTTGGCTTACCTTCTGCATCTAGTTTGGTGGTGTCATCTATCTTAAAAGATTCTCCTAAATTTTCTTTTCTTTTACTTTGTAGAAAGTAAATTTTTTCCTGACCTTTTGTTTGCACTGTAAGTGCTCTAGGTAAATATCCTGCTGAAGTTAACATTGTGCTTGTTGTTGCTACAAACTTATCAAATCCAGATGGGTCGGCATCAAAAGTTTTCACTCTTTCTTGAGCTTCATTTATTCTTCTTCCTATAGCACCTGTTATTTTGTTAACTGGAGCAGCGATTAATTCACCAGCACTGGTTTCTGTAAAAGGTATTTTAGATGTTGATGCTTTTACAAAAGCAGTTCCAAGAGCACTTAAAGCAGGAGGCAATCCACCTGCTAGTGCTCCACCTTCGACAAACATTGATAGTCTGTTAGATAGTCTTCTTGCAGCGTCCTCGGACCCTGATGCACCAACATCGTACTTATCTGTTGTTGTTGGGCCAGACTCAAAAAAGTCACCAATGGACTGTGTGCCGTCAGTCGTAACTACAGCATCAGCAAGACCTGCTGCTACTATCTGCTGACTTGCCAAAGCAACTTTTTGTGCTTTTGTTAATTCTGTTTGTTTTTTGTATTTGTTATATTTAGCAGCTTTACCAAAACCACCAACTTTTTTACCTCGACTAAACTGTTTAGCCATTTTACCAAACTTAGAAACTTTACTAACTGCTGATGCAGCGGCTAATCCAGGCACTCCAAACTGAACTATACCTTCAGCAAAAGTACCAGCTGCACCTTCTGGATCTATACCTAAAGACTCTTTAAATTCTTCTACTGAATCATGCACTGTCTTGGCGTAAGATGTGTCGGCTCCTAGGTCTATGAGTTCTGCACCGAGTTCCACGACACCTGTAGGTATGTTAATAAGACCTGATACAATACCTTCAGCAGTTTCTGCTAAAAAGCCTTCGTAAGTATCTGCTTCATTTTTTTTATCTTCAGCCTCTAATACCTCTTTATCAACTTCTTGTGTTGTTGTAGTGTCTTGCTGTTCTGTTGAAAGAGAGTCTAAATAATTCTTTGCGGCTATTGCTGCCTCTTCTGGAGTATCTGCTTCAACCTCTATTGTCTGACCATTAGGTAGTTGTACGCTTATAGCCATCATTCATCTCCAGGTTTAATTATATTACCTGTTTTGTCTATTCTAATTGTTTGTGTTGAACTTTTTTTAAAATTATTCAACCAGTTCTGTTTTAAATCTTCTTCTCTTTTTTTCAACGAAAGATTTTCACCTGTTTGTGGATCTATTTGATCTTGTATATCTGGTTTTAAAGCACCAAATCTTTTAGCATACCCACCTTCTATCCACAACAGTGTTGCAGCTTTTGCTTGATCTGGACTATCGAATGTTACACCCATGTAAGTATTAGTTTTCATTGCAGTATCAACACTGTGCATTAGATCTGTCATCTTGCCTTGATATTTACCACTTAACCAAAGCTCATTTATCTTATTACCTAATGGTGTAAGTGTAACTCCACCTTCTCCTCTTTCAAAAGCTTCTCTATCAAAGGTGGCATATTTGTCACCCATTGTTAATATTTTAACGGCTTCGTCAGATATCAAGCCTTGAGATATCTTTGCGTTAAGATTCTTTTCAAATTGCTTCTTAGCTTCTTCTTTATACTTTTGATCAGAATTAAATTTTTGAACATTCAGAGCAAAAGTTTTTTCAGACAGTCCTATGTCTTTCATTGTTTTATACAAACTTAATTCATAAGTTGTAGCTCGATAAGCATCGTTTATTTTATCTCTTTCTCTTTGATAAGCTTGATTTGATTCAAACTGAGCCTGATTCTGTTCTGCTCTCATCAAGGCAGTTTGATATTGAAGATTTAATGTTCTTTCAGCAACTTCAGCAGATTTTTTATCACTTAAAAGTTTGTATTTTAAATTTACTAAAGTTTTATTATCTTCTCTTTCGTTTTCATTTATTTGATTTATATCTTTACCATAAGATTCAACACCAAATTGCAGACCTTTTGCGATGTTTGTTAGTGCGTTAGAACTTTCTCCTGCTGCTGTAGCTAGTCCAGCTTTTATCATACTCATCCAAAAAGCTGTGTGACGGTCTTTATCATATCTTGCATTGTCTTCAAGACCAGCAATCTTTCTAGCTTCTTTGTCCACATCTTCAAGAGTAATATTCTTACCCTTTTTCTTCATTATAGAATCTATTTTATCAATTCTTTTTGTAAAATCTATTCCAACTTTAGGTGCTTGTTGCGGATTATTTATTTTTGCCTCGAGATCTTGTTGTTTCTTTGTTAAGTTCTGTAAATTTGGTTCCATTACATTTGGAGCAACAAATGTGTCTGGGACATCTTCTTGCTTAGAATCTTCTGCTTCTTTCTTCTTTAATTCATTACCTTTTTTATTAACTTCATTAATTTCATCAGCCATTGTGCTACCTTGAGTAACATCAGAAGGTATAAATTCATCAGAAGTAGTTTTTTGTGCTTTCTCTTTTTCTTCAACTAATTTATTAAAAAGATCAGGATCTCCTTCTATTTCTTTTTTTTGTTTGTCTTTTAGTAATTGTTCAACAACAGGAGATTCTAATTTAGATTTAAAGTATCCAGTTTTTGAATCATAATCAAGATCAGGATTAGTTATTAAAATATTTTTTATTCTGCCTTTAAAAGGAGTTAAATTAGGATTATTATATCCTCCAACTGGCAGTCTACTATTTATTTCTGCTGCTTTTGTTTGAGCCTCTCTACTCTTGTTGGATAAAACATTTTCTTTGTATTGCTCTAATGCTGTCAATCTATTCTGAGCTTTACTGTCTCTTGTTAATCCTAGTTGATCTAAAATACCACCATCCTGATAACCTTTAACCTCTCCACCATTAGCAAATCTTTGTTGCACTGCACCCATCAACTCTGGCGATGATGCAAGAATACCCATCGCTTGATTTGGATTCATCGGTTGACGAAACATTCTTCTTTTTAGCGGATCATTCATTTACTATCTCCCAAAACCTAGACCTTGGTTCATTAAACCATAAGCACCAATACCTGCTTGTGCAAGACCCAGTAATTGTGAGGTAGTGCTTGGTCCAGGACTCGTGGTCGTTGAATAAGTTTGTTGCAGTGATGGGACTCCTCTAAATATATCAGACAAAAATCCGATTTGTTGATAAGGAAGAGACTGTCTCGCAAGATCATTAGCTCTCGCAATATCAAGTGCCTTTTGTGATTGACCTTGTTGCAGACCACCTATTCCAAGTAGTGTGTTTATATCTTGAACACCCATTTGTTGTCCTAATTGTCCAAGTCCTGCTTGAGAAACACCTAATTGCCCTGTCAATTGTGCTTGTCTTAATTGTTGTTGTGCCGCTTGTTGTGCCGCTTGTTGTGCCTGTTGAAAACCAGCAGATCTTAATTGTGCACCAGTTCTAGCTTGTTGATCCATTGTGTCTGCTGCTATTTGTCCTTGTAAAACAGCCTGTCTAGAGCCACCAAATGCACCTTGTCCGACTGCTCCTGCTTGTGCCTGTAGTTGTTGCTGTTGACCTTTTTCTGCTATGTCTGCTTGAGTTCTTGCAATAACATCCTCTGTAAAAGGATCCATAAATCCTTTGTAAGAGGTAGGATCATAAGTTGCTCCTTGTGCTCCCATGATTCCTTGTCCAACAGCAGCACTACCTTGACTTAAAAAAGGTTGAAAAGCTCCAATTCCTCCAAGTGCATTTGCAATTGCTAATTTTTGTCCTTCTGAAAGATCGGCTAACTGCTGTTCAGAAAAAGGCATTTGTGAGCCTTCACCTGTTAGTGCTTTAGCACTAGCAAATATATCGGCTAACATCTCCTCTTGAAAGGGAGCTAATCTTACAATTTGTTCTTGTTTGACCTCTTGTGGATCTGCCATTATGCTACCCTTTCTAATTTAGACATCATATCATACATTCTTGCTGCACCAATATTTCTATCGCCTCCACCTGCACCTCTTACAGCTTTGGCAGTTAATACAAACTCTCCATCAGAAAGTCTTGCTGGTACAGAATCGCTTGTGCCTGTCCCTGGTCCGTTGACTTCTCCACCATTCATCATACCTCCAGAACCATCAGGTGCACCAATAGCCTGCATCGGATCTATCATGGGTGGTCGTGTTGCTAGAATACTAGCCGCCATTCGCTGTTCAGCTTCGGTATAGTCATCTGGTTTATTTGCAATATACCGTAAAGTATCAGTAGGAAAATTATAGAAACGATGAATGCCACCCATTGCTTTGTTAACAGACCCACCTTTGTTCATAAACAGTCTACTCATAGCTCCAAGTCCACCTAATCTTGTTGTGCCTGCACCAAATGGACTACTACCAACAGATTGTGTGACACCTTGCCCGAATGTGTCAGATAAAAGTCTTGTGCCTTCTTCTTCTGTCATTCCCTCAAAAGGACTAGCTTTTTCAAACTGTGGCATCACTGCACCAAACTGATCTATTCCGTCACCATCCTCATCCATAGGCATGTAAGCTGGTCTAACTCCAGTGGCACTGTAATCTTTTGGTGCTGAAGAAGTAGTTTGTGTGTTTGCTTTCATTAAATCAAACAAGGCACTAGGATTTTGTTTAGCTAGAGGCACTCCAAATTGATTCATACCCATGCCACCACCTTGACCATTCAAGGTCACACCAAACTTTTGTTCTGCACTAGTTTTAACTTCATCTAAGAAAGGCCCTATTTGATCCATTTTACCTTGTATTGGTTGTGTTACTTGTCTAGCAATTTGAGCTCCAAGTGCGTTTAGACCACCTCTGGCAAATGCTCGTACATCATCATCTTCTTTATCTTTTTCTTTCTGTTGTTCTCTTAGATCATCAAAATATTGTTTACGTTCTTCTTCATCGTTTAAATTATAGAATTTATTTCCTATTTGTCCCGTACCTAGTCTTAGTGTGCCCTTTGGAAAAGGAGGCATTTTTGTTGATGTTTGTTTCTCTTCCTCACCTAACCCTCCAAGTAATGCACCTACACCTCCAGCCAGTGCAAGTTGACCCATAGTGCTTTCTGGAATTAACTTGCTAAGAAAGCTCTCTCCACCTGTTGATTTTACACCCTTATTAATGACTGATGTATCTGCACCTTGGAACATGGTTCGTAGAGGAGAGTCCGCAGTACTAAATTTAAATCCCTTACCAAAATCCTTGCCACCCATAGCATATGTTGTAGCACCAGCAAGTGCAGCATTTCTTAACGCTTCTTCTGCATCTTTTCCTGCTGCAAGAGACCCGATACCAGAACCTATGGATGCACCAAGAGGACCACCAAAATACATACCGATAGCACTACCGATTAAAGGTGCAGCTTTTTTTAGTGATTTAGTAATATTTCTGAATATGCCCATAGTTTATGATACCAACTATTTTTTATTTTTACAATACTATATCCTTGTTATAGCACTCGTTGTTATTCTTGTCTTTGATAAATCTTGAATACTTGCAACGACATGTAGCCTACCACCAGTCGCAGCTTGAACTTGAAGTTCTTCTCCACTTTGTAATATTAAATCTTTTGACAGTAATTCTATGGTAGTATTAGCACCAACTGCTTTAGTTTTAAACAATATAAATGTATCACTACCACTTACAATTTGAACTGTAATTGTATCAGCATTACCACTTTTTTCAGCCACTAAAATAGAATTTACTATAGCCGCATTAAAATCAGCATCGCTAGGCACTGTAAATAAAGTTGTTGCACTTGTTCCAGTTAACTCTAACTTTGCGTTTGTAAGACCTTGAATATATTGAGGAATACTGGTTACTAACATTATCTTCTTCCATCTGGTACAATATTAACTTGAGGAGATCCTAGTTTAAAACTTGTTCCAATTGTTGTAGAATCAATTCTTAATGTAAAAGTTCTACCTCTAACTCTTACATCTAATTTTTCAGTATGAACTTCCACTGGTGTTGTTGCAGATCTTTGAGTTGTGTTACCACTATCCGTTTGAGAGAACCCAGAACCGCTTTGATTTCTTGACTTCAAAACCAAATCCACACTTGGATTTGTTACTGTAGAACCTGCAAAAGTTATATCTGGAATTATTCTATTTACAAAGCTAAACCTACTACCATCGCTCAAAGGCAAAGGAGCAGATTCCACAAAAGCCGTCATGGCACTACCATCGTCATCAAATCCTACTTCATGGTTGTAAAGGTACTGATTACCAGTAGCTTGTGGTAAATCTCTAATCCCTCTATCTAACCACGCTTGTCTAACCAATGTTCCATAATACCAAACTTTTTCTGCGTAATTAAAAGCAACATATTTATCTATCTCTGTGCCACTAGATGATGGATAAAACCACAAAATTTCACTAAATTCAGAATTAAGACCTGCATGTACCTTGTCTCGTTCTTCAAAATTAAAATCTAAAAATACTTTATTTTTTACAGTGCATGGCAGTTGTACTGTTTGACCACCAGCATAAACATAGAATGTATCTACACCCATCCAGTACACGGCATCTTCAACTGCTATGGCAGAAAAAGGACTCATAATAGTTATATTCTTTGATAATTCTTGCAACCCAAACGTAAATGGTGGACCTATAAACTTCATGGCGTGTAGTGTTTTGTTAGTGAAGACTAATATCTGTTGTTTTGTTTCAACAGCTTGTATGAAGGTAGATCCACCACCTAACCTTAAATCACCTGCTG